AGTTAAGTACATGGATCGCGCCATGGTTGAGAGCGCATTTCCTAAGCACAAGGCGATGGCCGCTGCTGCAGACAAAGGAATCTTAGAACAAAGTGATGCATCAAGAAGTGTTGCTGATTTAGTTGTTGTTGTAGAGGGCTGGGCACTTCCAAGCGGAGAAGACACAAACGACGGATGGCATTCGATTGTTTGTAGTGAGGGTGAGCTATTCGGCGAAAAGTGGACCAAGCAAAAGTTTCCTTTTGTATTTTTGCACCACAAAAAAAGACCTGAAGGATTCTGGGCCCAAGGCGTTGCCGAATCTTTAATGGGCACGCAATTAACGCTCAATGATTTATTAATTACTATTGCACAATCAATTAGGACGATGGGTGTACCAAGAGTGTTTGTTGAGGAAGGTTCTAAGTGCAACACGGCAAGTTTTGTAAATAAAGTAGGAACAGTGATAAAGTATAGGGGTGCCGCTCCTATTTTTGCTACTAGCCCATCAAATGCTCCCGAGTTGTACGAAGAAAGAGCACGACTCATACAATTCGGTTTTGAGCAAGAGGGCTTGTCCATGCTTTCGGCGACAAGCCAAAAGCCATCGGGTCTCAATTCAGGAGAGGCACAACGAGTATATCAGGACATCAACTCGGATAGATTTGCGTCGTTAGAAAGAAGGTATACAAACTTTTATGTGGATCTGGCTTACCAGCTTATTGATAAGGCCCTTGATATCGCGGAGCGAGATGGAAGCTATACTACAATCTTTACAGACAGAAAAAAGGGATGCAAACAAATCGAGCTTCCTAAAATCAAAATGCTCAAAGACCCGTTCGTTATTCAGGCCTACGTTCAATCGTCGCTTCCAAAAGACCCCGCAGGACGACTGCAAAAAGTAACTGAGATGATTCAAAGTAACATGGTGACGATTCAAGAAGGGCGTCGCCTGCTTGATTTTCCTGATCTTGGCCAAGTTGAAACGCTTGCAAATGCTTCTGAAGAAAGAATTTACTACATTCTTGATGAAATAATTGAAAATGGCGTTTACGAAGGGCCTGATCAGTTTATGAACCTTGCAAAGGCTACTGAAATCGTAACTCAGTACATAAACCTGTACTCCACTTGCAAGCTCGAAGAAGAAAAAGTGCAAATGCTTCGAGACTTCTTTGCTGAGATTCAAGATTTACAAATGGCAGCAATGCCACAGCCGCCGATGATGCCGCCTGAACCAAGTAATCAATTAGCTGTACCGCAAGGACTTCCCACTAGTGAGCTATTGCCAATGGGACCTGGACCCGCGCCCACTGGCGGAGGCATCCCAATGATGGCTGAGGGCGGTATGGTGGAAGATCAAAAAAAAAATCCTTCTTTAGCTGAATCAGACCTTCCAGGCTGGCTACAAGGCATTAGACAAACAACGGTTCCAGCATTCCAACAAGCAAGTGAAACACTTCAAAACGTTCCAGGCTTAGACTTTGCAACCTCTGCATTTAATCTCACATCTCCTGCCGCTTATGCATTTACCGAAGCGGGTAAGCCAGAGCCACAAGGAGGAATACTTGAACAAATCTCCCATGTGCCTGGCGCTCAAGCTGCTGCAAACATTCCCACTGGTTGGAAGGTGTTGAGGGGCGAAGGAAAAAGCGCGTTTGATATAGCGAGAAAATACCAAGACGAAATTAAAAAAATAGAACAAGAAATTGCAGCGAAAAACTTAAAGGGCGAAGCAAAAGAAATGGCAATGATGGATATTATTGCAAGAGAAAGGAAACTTGAACAATTTGAGGGAATGAAAGAAAAGGCAAAACAAGCTTTTGAAGTCACTCGCACGCCGGAAGAAATTGCGGCAAAAGCACAAAAAGACGCCTTAGACAGGGTTACCAATATTGGGGGCGGCACGGTTGAAAGTCTTTTAAAACAAGGAAAGCCGATTGATGAAGTTGCCAAAGAGGTAATGAGCTGGAGAAAAAGAAATTTAGAAGAACAATTAAATAGATGGAAAAAAGATTTAAGCAATCCAAGAAGCTCTGCAGATGAAGTTAAATATGCAAAAAGGCGATTGGAGGAATTAACTCAAGAATTGAAAGATTTTGAAAATGTTCCACTTGACCAAGTTGAAAGAGAGTTAATTGAAGATCAAAGGCGCTGGGAATTAATTACAGGAGAAACTAAAAAAATAAACGAAAAAAGAGCCGAGCTACGAGCCGCAGAAGAAGAACGCTTGAAGAACGTTGTTGTTCCTATTGAGATTGAAGGCGGACCAAAGCCAAAGGGAAGGCCGTCAACAAAGCAAGTTGATCCGTATGAAAAAGAATGGACCAAATTAAATACAGAAAAAAGCAAGTTGTATGATGATTTTCACAATCCAAACAAAAAATCAAAACTTACCCAACAAGAATTTATTAATAAAAGAAATGAATTAGCAGAAAAAATAAACAAACTGGTTGAAACCAGAAGAAAGTTTAGAAGAAAAGACTAAACCTTTTTAGCAAAACAACAATCTCGTAGCTACGAGGAAAGGAAAAACAATGCCACTAACTGTAGAACCAAAAGCAAACCCTGCTGCACCACAAGCACCAACTCCAACAGGTAGACATCAAGTCAGTTACGGAACACCAACGCCTACGACTGCAAGAGTTGAAGCATTAAAACAAAGATTAAATAACCCAAGTGCTACGCAACAAATGGCAGCACCGAGGGTTGCAGGAAGCACCGCAAGACAAGAGCAATATTCTAAACAGCCGCACCAAGCTCCAAGACAAGTTCAACAACAAAATCAAGAATATACGCAGCCGATGCAGGACATTGAGCCACCTCCAAGCGGAATGCCTCCTGTAAATACACAAGCTGAAGCACCGCAAGAATTGGCGCAGCAAACCAATATTGTTGAGGAACAAGCGGAACCATCTTCGGAAGCGACCGAGAAGCCCTTAAGTCCTCAATTTGTCGCCTTGGCAAAACAAGAGCGCGCGATTCGGAAAGCCCGGCAGGAGCTAAAAGCTCAGCAAGAGACTTGGGAACGTGATAAAGCAAGTTACGTTAATCTCGAGCAACTCAAAGCTGATCCGCTTAAAGCACTTGCTGAAGCTGGCATCTCTTACGATCGCCTGACCGAGTTACAGCTAGGCCAGGTCAATCCAGATCCTAATCAACAACTTCTCGACAAGATTCAGGAACTAGAAACTAAACTTGCAGCAGTAGACGAGCAATTCACGAAACGTGATACAGCTCAATACGAAGCTGCGGTTAACCAGATTCGTAATGATGTAAAGCTTTTGGTCGATTCTGATCCTACGTTTGAAACAATCAAGGAAACTGGCGAGACAGAATCCGTGGTTGAACTTATTAGAAAGGTCTTTGACGCCGAAGGAACCATCCTCGCTGTAGAGGAAGCCTCTCGGTTAGTTGAAGATAAGCTCCTTGAGAATAAGCTTGCTGAAATCGAGAAGCTATCTAAGCTTTCTAAATTTAAGTCGCGTTTAGGAAAGCCGGCAGAGATACCGGCAGAAGCAAGTGAGTTGCAGCAACAACAACCCGCTGCCACAACTCTAACGAATCAAGGAACGGTTAGCCGGCCCTTGAGCGCTAGAGAGCGGGCAATTCAGGCATTTGAAAAAGCTAAGTCCCAAGGTTGAATGGTTCAGCCTTTTAGGGGCTACAGCTTAAACTAAAGGACTAAAACAATGGCTACATATGCTAGCAGTTCGAGTTCTATTGCAGTTCTTAAAGAATTGTATGTAGACAATTCGGACTTCATGAAAGACTTAGTCTATTCGAAAAATCCGCTTTTTGCTTTGATGCCAAAAAACGAATCTACGGATGGACTAGCTGGAAAATATATTCCAGTTCCAATTCAATATGGTAACCCCATGGGCCGTTCGCATACATTTGCGGATGCTCAAGGAAACCAAACACCTAACGCTTACCAAAGCTTTTTCGTGTATGTGATCCAAGATTACCAACTTGTGACCATTACGAATTTGCTTATTGAGCAAACCAAGTCCAACGCTGGCGCTTTCGTTGACGAAATGAAGCGACAAATGGACGGCGGTATCAAGAACCTTTCAAACAACATGGCGTTTGAATTGTTTGGTTCGGGAACCGCTACTCGTGGACGCATTGGATCTGCTATTACTAACCCTTCGGGAAGTATTTATCAGTTCACTTTGCAAAATCCACAAGACGTTGTTCAGTTTGAAGTCGGAATGACTATCCAAGCTGCTGCAACTGATGGCGGCGCTCCTATTAACGCTGGAACTGACTTAGCGTTGGTTTCTTCGGTCAATCGATCAACTGGCGTAATCCAGTTCACGGTTGTATCGGGCGCTCCTCAATCTAACTGGTCAAACGGTAACTTCTTAACAGTAGAAGGTGATATTCCTGCTGCTGGGGGTTCCGGATCTGGTCCTTTAGGTTCTGTTGGATCTTACCTTGCTGCTTCTGGGCTTTCAGCCTGGGTGCCTGCAACTGATCCATCTCTTTCAGATTCATTCTGGGGAGTAAACAGAAGCGTAGACCCAACTCGTTTGGCAGGTCTTCGTTATGACGCTTCTTCGTACTCAATCGAAGAAGGCGTTGTTAACGCTCTTGCATTTGCAAACCGAGAAGGAGCTGATCCAGATACGCTCATTCTGTCATTCCAAAGCTACAGCGCACTAGAAAACGCGCTCGGAGCTAAAGTGCAGTATGTAGACGTAAAACACGAAGAAGCTAACATTGCCTTCGAAGGCATTCGCTTCCACAGTGCTTACGGATATGTAACTGTAATGGCCGACAGAAGCTGCCAGCCTTTAACCGGCTGGTGCTTGAGCATGGATACTTGGAAGCTGCGCTCTTTGGGCAAGGCTCCTCATATTCTTACTTACGGACTTGAAGGCTTAGAAGGTCTTCGAGTTGGTAACTCTGACGCGCTCGAAGTACGCGTCGGCGCTTACTACAATTACACTTGCAATGCTCCAGGGTATAACCTTAGAGTTACATTGTCGGCATAGTGCCGATCGAGTTTGAGCGACTCGACAGGATGCGTAAAGAACACTAGCTTAAGGCGGGAAGGGATAAAACCTTTCTCGCCTTAAGTTTTTTTGGCTTAAAAATACAGTTGTGTAAGCCCAAGATGTCCTTGGGATACTACTCGCCGGGGTTTCTGCCTACCTCGTTGCTGGGTTTATTAAAGGCAGACAAGGACACTCATCATGGCTAATCGAAATTGGCTTTCTAATAAAATGTACCAAATGCAAGCTTACCCTTGCTTGGTCACCGTATCATTCGTAGTAGATAACACACTTCCTGACGGCGTGAATTTTGTAAAAGGCGGCGGAGTTAAAAACGTGTACATGAACACCGTTGGAACTCCCTCTGCTGGAAATCCTAATCCAGAAGCTGGAATCATTGTCGTTGAGCTTCAAGATTCTTACGAAAGACTTCTTGGCGGATTCGGTCAAGTAGCCTCTCCTCTAGATGGCTCAACTCAAACCTCTACAACTGCAGGACAACTTTGCGTAATCGTTTCTTTGGGAACTGCAACTGATGCTCAATGGCGTGCAGCCGGACTTCCAGCAGGAATCGAGCCTGCTGTTGGAGTTGCTTTCGTTCCTACTGCAACTGGAACGATTGGTGGATCAGCTGCCGTACAAGGAGTGGGAGTTTCGGGAGCTACTCACGTCGAAGCCTGCGGTAACGGCAATTTAAGCATTAATCGAAAAAACAGCACGGTAAACGGGGGGGGACTTGTGTACCTTCAAGCCTTAGATGCATCGGGAGCAAAAGTGGCTCCGGCTCTAAATAGTGTTTTTGTGCTAAGCCTTTACTTGTCTAACAGCTCCGTGACTGTTCAAGGCTTGTAAAACCTACTAGGGGTAGCTTGCAGTCTCCGGCAGGCTACCCTTAAATTTTAGGAGTTGTATGCCAATTCCTCTTTCTCCAAATCCGCAAGTTACTTATCTACAACAAGGCAACGGCAAAGTTCTTTTGTCTTGGAATGCGGTTCCAGGCGCTACAAATTACCGAGTTGAAAGAAGCGTAGACGGCGTTACTTACTCGTTACTTGCAAGTCCCACAGTAAATAAATATTTAGATTCTGCGGTTACGGCTAATACTCAGTATTGGTACCGAGTTGCTTCTGAAGACACTAATCCTGGCGGCGGAGTATCTGGATATGTGTATCCAACGCCTGATTCTATTATCCCTGTCATTGCTGGGCATATGAGCTTGCAGCAATTGCGACTTATGTCTCAACAAAAGGCAGATAGAATCAATTCTAACTTTGTCACTTTGCCCGAGTGGAACTCTTATATCAATTTAGCAGCGGATGAACTTTATGACCTTATTACAACGACGTATGAGGATTATCAGGTACATGATCCGGTTTACTTTACAACGAACGGTTCGACTGCAACCTATCCGCTACCGGACGGCATTACTACTTTTCAAGACCGGCAGGGTAACAACATTGTTCCTCCGCCTATTTATAAACTAGCAGGAGTTGATCTTGGACTTAACAACGCTCCGAATGGGTTTGTCACCGTTCAGAAGTACAACTTTATTGATCGAAACCGCTACATTTTCCCCAACACTTCAAGCACGCTTTATGGTGTCTTTGGTTTGCAGTACCGACTTGTCGGAGATGCTATTCGTTTCATTCCACAACCCGCAGCTAATCAGCCTATTGGGTTATGGTACGTTCCTAGAAGAGCTCAGCTCCTAGAAGAAACAGACACCACTGACGGATTCAATGGCTGGACAAATTACATCATTGCAAGAGCTGCTAAATACGCTCTCGACAAAGAAGAATCTGATACGAGCAAACTCGATATGGAGATTGCGTATTTAAAACAACGAATTGAGGAATCTGCACCCAACAGAGACGAAGGACAGGCTGACACTGTAAGCGATGTAAGAAGCGTTTACGGATTTGGACCTAACGGCGGCGGTTGGGGAGGTCCTTTCGGATCGGGTTGGTAAATGGCCGACATAAAGAAAATTAAATCGCTTCTCCCAATTAATTTATCTACCAGTTTACAAACAACTCGTTGGAAATCGATTTTAGATCAATCAATTAAACAGGGAAATGAGCTTAGCACTAACGTAAATAACCTTAATCAAGAAGTGAATACATTAAATCAAACAGTAAATAATTTATCAGTTACTCCAAGCGGCTCAGTGGTTATGTTTGCTGGCTCAGGTGTACCTTCGGGCTGGCTTGTGTGTGACGGTTCTGTTGTTAGCCAAACAACTTATGCAAATCTGTATTCCGCAATAGGAACAACTTACAATACAGGGGGAGAAGGAGCCGGCAATTTTAGGCTTCCAAACACATCTGGTATTTTTGTAAGGGGCGTTGGGCAGCAAACCATTAGCGGAACCAATTTTCCTCCAACCGCAGCAACGCTGGGACAAAAACAAGATGATGCAACAGCAGTAAATGGATTAACAGCAACAGATAGTGGTCACAGTCACGGAATATCGGGAAGCAACACAACTGGCGGACTTGGCTCTGAATTAGGGGTGCCAACAAATCCAAATATTTATTCGACGTCAAGCGGCACAGCAAATATTACAGTAAATAGCACAGATGCGGAAACAAGACCCGCTTGCATAGCGTTTTATTACATAATTAAAACTTAGGAGTATTTTAAATGGCATCACCAAACATGGGTTTAACAATACCGGTACCAACGACAACTCCGGGTCCACAGTACGCACAAGAAATACAGCAAAATTTTAATCTTATTGATTCGCACAATCACACAAGCGGGCAAGGTGCATTAATTCCATTAAACGCACTGACCATTGCGCAAAATCTGAACATGAATGCGTATTCGGTGACTAACTTAAAATCAACCGCTCTTGTTAATCAAGTATTAGCTCCTTCTGAAAACGGCTCTGTATACATGAGCGGAGATAATCTTTATTGGAAAGACGGGACTGGCGCATACAACGTACAAATTACCAATGGCAATTCTTTGGCTGGAGCAGCGGGAACTATTTCAGGTCTTCCTTTTGGTACCGCAAGTGCAGCCTACTTATCTGGCTCTGGAACATTTAGATTTCAATCTGCGACAAATGTGGGAGCCGATGTTGATTGCAGAACGATTACTTTAAGAAACAACGTTGTGTCTTCTTTCGGTATGCAAGTTCTTCCTCCCAGCCTTGCAGCAAATCTTCAAGTTACTTTACCGATTCCTCCAGCAAGCACAAAGATTGTTACAATGAGTTCTGTTGGAGCTATGTCAGCAAACATAGATGCAGATAATTCAAGCATTGAAATTGTTACAAATAATTTACAAGTAAAAGATGACGGAATCACAACAGCTAAAATTCTTAATGGTGCCGTTACAAAGCCAAAGCTAGCAGCCCTTGGAGAACAAATTAGCTCAAGTTCAGGAACCTTTACCACAACCAGCTTAACGCCGGTCGGGGTAACAAATTTAAGCGTGTCAATTACTACAACTGGTAGGCCAATCATGATTTTACTAATTGCTGACGGTTCTGGCGGAGCCAATGCTTTTATTGGCGTTTCTAGATCAACCGGAGCAACGTCTGCATCGGCTACTTTTTATGTTGAAATTACTGGCGTAACGCCAAACTCAATCAATCAAGAAATTTCTATTGCTGGCGCTAGCGGAAATTTATCAAACAGAGTTTTGCCTGGCACCCTAAATCACGTTCATGTGGCAGTGGCCGGAACTTACACCGTAAGCATCGGAGCAAGTGCAGGGTTTGGAAATACGGCAGAAGTAAATAACTGTAAACTTGTGGTGTACGAGCTATAAATGGCATTACAAAAACAACAAGTAGCTGTCAATTTTGGGCGGGGTTTGGACACCAAGACTGATCCATGGCAAGTGCCCGTTGGTAACTTTCTAAATCTAGAAAATACCGTTTTTAATAAAATTGGCAGATTAGAAAAAAGAAATGGCTTTGAGCAAATTGGCTCACTTCCAAACGAAAATGTTTATGGTCTTGCAACATTCAAAGACCAATTAACGCTTCTTGGAGACAGTCTTTTTGCTTATCAAGATGGGGGCACATTTTTAAATCGAGGCCCCTACAGGCCCTGCAAAGTAGAATCAAAGTCACTTCTTAAAAACATCTTTAATCACATTCAATCTGATTCTGCCGTTTCAGGCGACTTGACCTGCGTGGCCTACACAACAAGCCTTGGCGGCGGTTCATTTGGTTACGAATATGCAATTCTAAATGCAAACACCGGACAAATGATTTTGAACAGAACGGCCCTAACCGGCGTTGGGGGAAATCCTAACGGAAGCCCTAGGGTAATTTTGTACAACAATCACTTTGTAATTGTTTACAGCGTTCTTGTTGGGGCAGCAGACCAACTGCAGTTTATTCGAATTCCTGTAAACAATCTCACCCCAACCGCGCCAAGCACAATTTCAACAGACTTTGATTATTTATCTGGCGGCAACTTTGATTTGGTTGTTGGTCAATCAAACCTATATGTTGCCTGGAACAGAGCAAGCGGAAACGGTGTTTACGCAGCAATTATTGATGTTGGATTTAACGTAGGCTCTCCCGTCTTAGTGGAAGCGTCCATAACAGCCTATTTTATGTCCTTGTCTTTTGATTCTGATCCTTCTTTCAACAATTTGAGCGTTGTTTATTACGATAGCGCTGGGATTCCAGCCGAAGGAAAAGTTGCAATTTTAGATTTAAATCTAAATTCTGTTTTAGCACCAACAACATATTTTACTTCTCTGGGATTTTTTAACATTGAAAATATAACTTCTTTGTCAAAATCTGGCGTCTGCACAATTATTTATGAAGAACAGGGTGAATATTCCTATAATACCGTTGCAAATAACTCGACAAGAAAAGTAGACGTCAATACCGCTGGAACAGTTGGAAGCACAACGCTTGTTGTAGACGGCAACGGCCTTGGCTCTAAAGTATTTGAAATTGATAATGTTCCATACGTCGTAACAACCCATCAAGATGTAAATCAAGACGGTTATTTTGTTACAGACCTATCTGGAAATGTGATTGCGCAATTTGCGTACACAAACGGTGATGGATATGTGACCAGAGGGGTTCCAAGCGTTTCAGTTGTCGATAATGTTGCAAAGCTATCTTTCTTAAGAAAAACCGCTGTTGCTGCTGGAGCAACCGGAGCAACAGAGCCCGCAGGAATAAATCAATTAAGCCTAACCGTTGGCGGTGTTCCTGTTTATTCAGCAGAGCTTGGCAGCAACCTAAATATTTCAGGCGGGATTCAGTGGTCATACGACGGAGTTTTGCCTGTAGAAAATAATTTTCTACTTTATCCAGAAAACGTGGCTCTTAGCCCCCTTACAACAGGGAGCATGACCCCGCAACAGTACCAGTATCAAGTTGTTTATGAGTGGATAGACAATCAAGGAAATGTGGTTACAAGCGCCCCGTCAGAACCAGTAGCAATTACTTTAGTGGCTCCAGATGATGCCGTACAAATTGATGTTGCAACTCTGAGGCTTGGTTACAAAACCTCAAATACTTATATTAAAATTTTTCGTTGGTCACAAGCCGAACAAGTTTTTACTTTTGTTGGGGAAGCTTTAAATGACACAAGCGTAAATTTTATTACATTTACCGACACACAAGCTGATGCATCGATTATCGGTAACGAAATTCTATACACCAATGGCGGAATCTTACCGAATCAATCAGGTCCTCCTTGTTCCGCAATTACGATTTTTGACAATCGATTGTGGGTTGTTAGCTCTGAAAATCCGGACATTATTTATTACTCAAAGCTAGTTGTTCCTGGCGAGCCTGTTGAAATGACTGATTTTCAGTCCCTCTACATTTCTCCTACTCAAAGCGCTCAAGGCACAACGGGAAGCGTTACCGCTCTTGCGCCCATGGACGATAAGCTCATTATTTTTAAAGAAGATGCTATTTATTATTTGAACGGCACGGGACCCGATGCAACGGGAGCTAATAGCCAATACAGCGAGCCCATATTCATCACAAGTACCGTTGGTTGCAGATACCCAAAGTCGATTGTGTTTATTCCTAACGGCCTGATGTTTCAGTCTGACAAAGGCATTTGGTTGTTGGGAAGGGATTTATCGACCAATTACATCGGCTCCCAAGTTGAAGATTATACGACAACAGCCGAAACGATTACGGCACTAAACATTCCAAACACCAATCAAGTGCGATTTATCATGGATAGCGGCATCACGCTTATGTATGACTATTTTTTCCAGCAATGGGGTAGTTTTACTGGCATTGGCTCAATAGCTGCTACGTTATACAACCAATTACACACTTATTTTGACCAATACGGGCGTTTGTTTACTGAGAACCCCGGAAGCTACCTTGACGGTCAAAACCCCGTAGAAATGCGTTTTAAAACGAATTGGTTCGCAATGGCGGGCATTCAGGGCTTTCAAAGAGCTTATTTCTTATTTATCTTAGGCCAATATCTTTCACCGCATAAATTATTCATCAATGTTTCGTACGATTTTAACCCGAATGCGACGCAGCAGCTCATCGTTACACCTGACAACTACGCGTCGGTCTTTGGCGGAAATCCTGTATTTGGCTCTGGTTATGTGTTTGGTGGCCCTTCTCAAGTTGAAAAGTGGCGCTTGATGCTTCAGCAACAAAAGTGCGATTCAGTTCAATTTGAGTTCATTGAGCAGTATGATCCAACATATGGGGTTCAACCTGGGGCAGGACTTACCATGTCAGGACTTAACTTTGTCGTTGGAGTTAAATCTGGCTACTCAACAATTAGTAGATTTAATACAGCGGGATAACATGAACGTAAGGATTTTAAATAAAAAGACCGAAATGGACAAAGTTAATAAATTTGTTCCATTTGAGGTAAAGGCATCTGATTTGCCGGGCCATACTTATGCAGCAATTTACAAAGATGAGATTGTAGCGATTGCAGGACTGAGGCTTATGGAAGGTGAAGTTTGTTTTATTGATTCCATGGCAAGCAACCAAAACTTTGAAAGCACAGTTAGGCATGAAGCTTTAGATTTATTAACTAAAACTATTTTAGATTTAGCTAAGTCTTTGGGCTTTAAAAAGATTTTTGCAACTACAAGAGAAGAATGCATTATTAAGCGAGCCGAAAGGCATGGATTTAAAACTTCAAAAGAAAAAATCATACTGAGGGCGTTATAATGATTACTAGAGATAAATTACAAAATAGACCCATGAACTTTTTGGGTGGTCTTTTCGGCGGAAGCTCTGGGGCTAACTGGCAAGCAGAATATGCTGCAAGTCCCGCTCAAGCACAGCAGCTATACAATCAACAACAACAAGCCTTAAGAAACCAACAAGCATTTACTCAAGCGCTTCAAATGCAAACTCCACAAGCTATTCAACAACAAATGATGCTTGGAAGAGAATTATCAGGAGCTGTTCAAGGACAAGGACCAAGTGTCGCGCAAGCGCAATTAGCAGAGACGACAGGGCAGAACGTTGCAAGACAAGGCGCGATGTTAGCTGGACAAAGAGGAGCAAGCGCCAACGTTGGTTTAATGGGAAGAAACATTGCTCAACAAGCTGCTCAAACGCAACAACAAGCGGCAGGACAAGCAGCAACTCTAAGAGCACAAGAACAATTAGCAGCAAGACAGCAATTAGCAGCATTATCGGGACAACAATTAGGACAAGTTCAAGGCGCTCAGCAATTAGGAATACAGGGAACAACAGCAGCACAGCAAAACATTTTAGATGCAATCGCACGAAGAAATGCAACTCAAGCAGCAATAGCTTCTGGTAATCAACAATTTCAATCTGGACTTGTTGGCGGTTTGATTGGAGGGGTTGGACAGGTTATTGGACTTGCAGAGGGTGGCGAAGTTACAAAAGACAAAGAAGACGAAAAAGAAAAAGAAGAAACAGCAGGACAAAGGTTTGCAAAAGGTTTTCAATCAGGAATGATGGGCGCCCAAACAAATTACCAAACTGGAGCACAAGCGGGCATGGGTGCCGGTAAAGCTGTTGGAAGCGCATTAGCTGGGTTATTTAAACCTGGAGTTAAAGGTCAAACTCAAGGCGGATATGCTGGAGCAAATTTAGGTGTACCAACTCAAATGCCCGCTCCTGTAAATCCCATGGTAACGCCGCAGACAATCGGGCAAATGCAAATACCACAATACCAACCAGGATTTGCCGAAGGCGGTAAAGTTCCCGCCATGGTAAGCCCCGGTGAAAAATACTTGCCACCGCAAGAAGTAAAAAAGGTAGCAGCCGGACAAAAAGAACCCCATAAGGCCGGAGTAAAAATCCCAGGACAAGCAAAGGTTGCTGGAGACAGTCTTAAAAACGATACGGTTCCAATGACGCTTGAAGAAGGCGGAATTGTAATTCCAAGAAGTGTCATGAACTCTAAAGACCCAGCAGAACAGGCAAGAAAGTTTGTAGCAGCCGTTCTTGCAAAAAAACAATCAAAGAGGAAGTAAAATGCAAGACCTGTATAAGGGCTTTAAAAAAATTAATGAGGATGATTCTCGTGCCGTATTAAAGCATGAAAACGGTCATGAGCTTGTCATTGCTAAGGGTGGTATAAGCAAAAAACAAAGAAGGGCTTTAGACAAATTACCTATTCACCAAGCAGAAGGAACGCCGACAGAAGAAGAAAATCAAATGCCGGTGCCTGAGTTGGATTCAGGAGATGCCCTAAAAAACATTGGCGCACAAATTACTGAGGCTGTTGCGCAAAAAGTAATTCAAGGCGCAGAAGAAAGCATTAGCCCACAACAAATTGCTGCTATGCCAGAGCCCACGGCAACAGACGTTGCAACTGGAGAGCCTGTGTATCGCGGCGCTGGGGCAACTCCAGCCGAAGAGCCGGGTCCCAGATTTGCTCCTAAAGGGCCATTGCCCCCGGGTCCTTTGGCCTCAATAAATCCGTTAAATGTTCCAGATTATTTGCCAGGAGAAACCGGTGATCAATATGCTGCAAGAAAGCAAAGAGAATATGATGAATACCAGGCAGCACAAAGGGGCGAAGTAAGAGAACCTGTTGCCATGGAGCCTGGAGAACAAGGGCCCGGAATCTTGGGCGCAGCCGCTCCGTCTTTACAAGAGCCTGTACCAACAACAACAGAAGAAGTGGCGGAACAAGTAGAGCCAACGCCAGAAAGACGGCCATTAGATTTAAGTAGGCCACTGCAAGCGCCCGCAATAGTAAGAAGTCCAGAAGAAGTAATGGTTGACCCAAATGTCAGTGAAGCAGACAGGGCCAATGCATTTATTATGGCAGCTCAAAACGTGCAGGCGAGAATAGAACAAGCGGATTTGGATTTTAGAGCAGAAATGAGAAAACCAGAAAATCAAATTAATCCAGATAGGCTTTACGAAAATATGTCTACTGGAAAAAAGATTAGAACCATGATTGGAATTTTGTTGGGTGGCGCAGCCGGAGGAATATTGCGACAAGAAAATCCTGTCATGGCAATGCTAAATAAACAGATTGAAAGAGACATTGAATCGCAGAGGGCATCCCGCGCTGATAAAATGAATTTGTATAAGCAAAATTTGGATATTCTTAAAGACGGTAGGGCTGCTTATTTTCAAACCGCAACACAACTTCGAGGAATTGTGGAAATGAGGTTGCAAGACGCCAAATTGAAATTAGACCCAAATAATATTGCAGGCAGAACTGCTATCGATGCTGCTATTGCTGAAAATAGGCTTAAGGCTCAACAAGCAAAAGAGGGCCTGGCAAAATTTGAAATGAGAAAGGCTTATGATCAAGCACAACAAGAAGGAAAACTAATTGAGGTGCCCGATCGACTTGATGAAAGATTGGAATCCGCAGTAAGGGTAACTGACCAAAAAGGAAGGTCTGTAAAGCTATATGCAAGAAACAAAGGTGCGGTTTCTGACCTACAAAAAAGAAGTGATGCGATTGCCGCAGCAGAATCTGCGTTAAGAAGAATTATAGATTTTAATAACAAATACGGTAGACAGCTAGAGGTTGCAGGAATTGATGTATTAGGAGAAATGCCGGCGGCGGCAGAGGCTTTAAATGCAGAGGCAAGAATTGCGATTAGTTCATTGCTATCAACCGGACAAATAAGCGAAAGAAACGTTAAGCTTTTTGAAGACATTTTACCAAAAGCCGGACAAATTAAATTATCAGACGCGGCACAAAAGGCAGCTCAGTCTGCAAAGTTATTAAAGGACATGAAAGACCTTTTAATTAAAAACAATTTAACCAGGTAACCATGGCCGATACACCAAACAAAATACCTTTACTTACTGGCGGGCAGCTTTACGAAGCAGTTTCAGAAGAAGCGGAATATTTAACAGGTCTTGGGTTTGAAACCGTTGCCCCAGAAGACGTCCCATTTTATCAAGCAAGCCAAACAGGTATTGGCGTATTAGAGGCGGGTGCCAGGGGTTTGTTTGGGCCACTCGCAACAGCTGCCGAAGTTGCTTTGGGAGTAGAACCGGAAGCAATTAAAAAAAGAGAAAAGATTTCTGTTGGCGAAGGGCTCTCTACAGCAATTGAGTTGGGCGGTTTAATACTTCCTGGGATGGCCATAACAAAAGCAGCATCCCTTGCCCAAAAAGGGGCCCAATTACCAAATTATTTAAGTAGGCTTGCTACGGCTTCAAAATACACACTTGGCGGAGCTGCAGAAATTGCTGGAAGTGCAGCTGCCGCAGGAGTTGAAGGTCAAATTGCACGTCTTACCACTAAATACGGACTTGAAAACGCTATATTTGGCGCAGCTGATGAGGTTGATAAATTGCTCTTGTCTGATGAACCACAAGACGCATTACAAATTGCTGAAAACGTTGCAAGCGGCGCAGGGTTATCGTTTT